TCCTCGATGCTATGGTCAGCGTTGAAGGCATCGACCGGGCTGACCTCATCGGGAAACTTCTGCCGGCGATCCGCACGCTGGCGCTCACGCTCGGCCCGCGCCCGGTCGGCCTGTTCTGCGGCCAAGCGGCGCTGCTCTGCCTTGCGGTGCAGTTCTTGCAGGATCGGGCTGTCGGCGTCGAGGCGCAGCGGTTTGCCGCGAATGATGCGGTGCTGGTAGAAGATCGGGGTCAGGTCCGGGTTGCGGCGATCGATCGGCACGTTGGGCAGATAGATCGGCTGGCCGCAGCGTGCCAGGGCGCCGTCGGGGTGTACGCCATTGACGTGCAGCAGGTCGAAGAAGGCTGTCTGGATCTCTTCGTATTCGGCGCCGGTGACGATGGCGGCCAGCGGGATGATGGCGCGCCACTTGCGGTTTTCTGGCGATGCCCCCGAGGATGAATAGATCAGGATGCTAACATCACCGCAGACGGCCTGCACGGCGTCTTGCACGTCGTCGATCGATGGGTTGCCACGGTCCACGTCGATGGCCAGCGCACGGTAGGCGCCATGCTCACGCTGGGCTTCGTGTGCGCGCCCGTCGTGCGCCCGGTAGGTCGATGGGATGAAGAAATCAGCATCCCGCTTTTCTTTCGCCTGCGGGGTCTGCACCAGCTTGACGATCTCGTTCCAGCCGATGCCGGGGTAGTATTCGCCGGGCTTGTCGATGAGCGTGAAGAAAGATCCTGGCGCTGTCAGGAAACGGACATCAGACATGTTTGATGTCCTTGTAATAGTCGCGCTTGGCCTGTATTATTTGCATTGGAAGGTTCTCCTCTCGCTTCCGTTAATTTGAACCCCGGCAAGTTGCTCGCTTGCCGGGGTTCTTCTTTATGTCACCACGGGATGTCGTCAGACAATTCTTCTTTGATGCTCTGGCGCTTTTCTTCTGCCAGCGGCTTCTGCTCGAACGGATCGGCCTTGCTCTCAACGGTGTCGAAGTCATCCATGCCGCCGTCGCCATAGCGGGCTTCGACCACCTGCACGGCATCCAACAGCATCGAGATGCCGCCGTTGCCGTCCGGGTCGATCACGGCCACAGCCCACGCACGCACGGTGCCTTTGGAGCCGCCCCAGAAGTTCAGATCGGCCAGCGGCTGCTTCTGCCCGTCGATGACGGTGGGCGCCTTGTTGGGCGTGCCGTCTTTCTTCATGCCGTTGCGCTTGGCGGTGAACTGGACCACGCCGGTCTCGTTGCCATGCTCGTCCTTCAGCTTCTTCATGCCGAAGACGGTCTTGAACTGGGGCATCTTCGGGTTGCGGCCACGGCAGGCGTCGTAGTGCGCCTTCAGGCTTTCGAAGATCGGACGGGCTTCGTCCTTAGTCATCTCGAAGGCCACGGACCAAGCTGCCCCGGAAGCGGTCGCTGCGCAGGGTTCGCTGGCCTGCTTCTGGGTGTTGAACCGATAGGTCTGGTTCAACTTCGGATATTGAAGGGTGACGTTTTTAGCCAAGACCTTCATGAAGTCATCGTTATTTGCCATTGGTTTTCTCCTCTCTGGCGGTGGTTTCAGAAGTCAACGGTTTCGTCGAACACGTCAGCTTCAGGCTCTTCGGTCTGCCAACGCGGCAGATCGACATGATTAAGCAAAGGCCATCCGCTTTGGAAGACACCTGATGCCTCTGCTCTGGATATTTTTTCAAGGGTGTCGGTGACGCGCAGATCGGCGGCAGCGACGTAGCGATCCGTCAGCGCGTGCAGGCATACCGCGTAGGGTGCTTCCTTCTCGACGCAGACGAAGATGAAGGTGTGGGCGTCATGTCCGGCAGCACGCAGGCAGCGCAGGTAGAACGCGGCTTGCAGATCGTATCCATAGTTGCGGATCTCGCGCGGGAAGCCGTCGGGGCTGGCGTCACGGGTTGTCTTGATGTCGAACACGATGCCGGCGTTGGGCAAGTATCCGTCGGGACGGCACTTAATCTTGACGCCCGTCTGTGGATCGGTGGCGAAGAAGCTGGCCTCGGCGACAAAGCTAGGATCGGCGATCCATGCCTTGACGACTTCGTGGTCAATGATCGGCGCCGCGATCTTCTCGGCCAGATCATAGTCGCCTTCGGTCAGCAGGATCTGGCCATCCAGATCGGCGGCAAGCTGCGCCTTTTTCCACTTGTCGCCGCGGCGATCTTCGGGGCCACGCAAGACGAGGTTCTTTTCCGGCTCCAGCACAAGGGCGTGGACTGCGCTGCCTAGGGCGAAGGCGCTGCTGTCTTTCCAGACCTTGCCTTTCCAGTGTGCCAGCGACTTGCCAGCGACGGCTTTGACATCGCTGCTGCTGATCTCGGGCCTGGCGTGGTATGCTTCGTTTGATAGGTCGCGGATCATTTCTTCCTCCATCCGTAATAAGCGATCAGTGCCGCCTCGGCTCTGCCGTCGTCTTTTTTGCGCGCCCACAGATTTGACTGATCCGGGAACACGCTTGATGCGTATGCTCTGGATGCGTCCTTGTCTGCGGACAGGCCGAAGTGCTTTTTCCACGCGGCTGGCGCGACTTCATTCGTCGGCACACCAGCGTAGAACAGACAGGCCTTCATCTCGCCGTAGGCCTGCGCGATCCTAGCCACGTTTGCCGTCCCGATCATTCTTGGGAAAAACGGCTTCTCGATCCAAGCGCATCGCACGATGCCGATCTCGGACAGGATCGCACGCTTTTCTTCAATGGTGCCGGGCATGTCGAACACGCGCACGCTCATGTCGTCACCGTCCATGACCGCGATGGCGCCAGTCTTGCCGGGGTCGATCCCGATGTAGAGCGCCATCAGACCTGACCCGTACCAATTTCGCCGCCGAGAGCCAAATATCCGCAGCCGTCCACCCAATTGTCAGCGTGCGCCGGGTTCGCCTTGGCCCGCGCCAGCTTCATCAGGGTCATCATGATGGCGACATCTTCCGGACCGATGCCGACGTCGAGGTGCGCAGACCAGTAACACGCGATCAGGCCGAAGTTGCTTTCGGCGTCACCGTGCGTGTCGGCCCGGTCTTTGGTGACGTATTCTTTGGCGGTGTCGAGGATTTCGCTGCGGTTCATTTGGCGCTCCATTGGTCTGCTGCAATGTCGCCGCCCGTCAGTCGCTCAATTCGTTCTGCGACGTGAGGCTTAGGCGCGCGTTTGCCGTTGATGATCTTGCTGATAACGTCCTTGCTGACGGGGATCAGCGCCCCGAAAGCCCCTGCCTTCATGCCTCTGGCTGTGAGCCAGGCCGCGAGCAGGGCGTGCGTTGGTAAGTTCATTGCGGTCTCCTTTCCGCCCCGAGATATGATGGCGAAAAATATTCGTGTCAAGTGGCGATTTTTCGCTTGCACGGGTCGCTGCATCGTGTAGGGTGTCAATACGAACTAGCAAACAAGGATGACCAAGATGACCTTCGACCAGATCAAAAACCTCGCATTCGCGCTTACCATCGCCAACAACGACGACAACAACGCCATCCAGTGCATGGTGATCGACGCCGAAGAGAGCGCGATGGCTCTCGGCGGGGAGCCGCTGGCAATCCTTCAGAGCAACCTCTGCTTCTGCGAGAACAATGTCGTCACCGACTGGTTCACCAAAAACGGCGTAAAGTTTTGATGCTGTGACCCTAGCCGACCACCTCGACCTGCTGGGGATCATCCCCCGGCAGGCCCCGCCGAAGCCCGCCCCACAGCCAGCAGCCTACGCGCCGCCCCAGTGGAAACCAACTTACCCCGGCGAAGATCCGCCGTTTTGATAGGAGAACTAAAATGTCAGAACCCACCATCACCATTACACTGGAGCATGCCGAGGCAGCTTTGGAGTGCATCGACCGAGACATTGACAACAGTTACTCAAACGGTGGCCCAAACTATAACGACGTTGGCGAGATGATGTTCTACCTGCGCCGCGCTGAACTGCGCCTGCGCTTGGCCTCTGCCATCAACGCAAACAAGGGGATCAAATAATGCGTATCAGAGACATCATCGCCGACCTGATCGGCATCTTCTGCCTCTTCGGCCTGCTTTACGCCGGGTTTATGTGGGGCATCGGGATGGGGTGGATCTGATGGCCGTAAAGCTAGGTGCCGACGACACACATATCGTCCTAACGGCCCTGTGGGATTATCTTGAGACACTAACCATCGTCAATGACACTGCGCCGACCCCACAGGTCACTGCTAGGATCGCCAGCGTTAATCGCCTGATAAAGCACTACAAGCAATCGTACTTCGCATTGGACAGATTGGGGATCATGTGATGACCGAAGCAGACAAACTCCGCGAGTATATCGCCCACAAGCAGGCCCAGATGGACGATCTGGAGAAGAGATATGGGACCGGCGTCAGGCCATCGTGGCTATCACAGGAGACCACGGTTTTGGCTTTTTACATCCGCGATGCGGAAGACCAACTCAAGCAACTGGAAGAGAACAATGCAGCAAACAATCCTTCTAACTAACCAACTCGCCACAGGATCGGCCTTCGCGCTGACGGCAGACAATGAGAACGTGTTTATCCCGAGCAAGGTCATGCTCGAAAAAGGCGTGCGTGTCGGCCAGAAGGTGCAGGCCATCGTCGTGCCTAACATGACCCGGCCAGACCGCACGCCTTGGCTGGCTGTAAGCATCTTGGACGCAGCGCCTGTATCACCGCGTGATACGCTGGCCGCGTTCATCTTGGGCAACCTGCAAGCTGATGGCCGTGCCACGGTTGAGGAAATTGCGGAGGATCTGAACATGAGTGACGCCGTCGTGGCAGCCACGCTGGCCGAGATGGTCGCAGATGGCCGCGTGGTGCGGCTGGTGTGCTACGACTTGCCGGAGGAGGACGCATGATGTTCTGGCGCAAGGAACCGAAGACCATGCCCGTGCGTGACGTGCAGTCCGAGGCGGTGGCGGCGATCATACAGGGCGCAGCAATCCTGCCATCAAAGCGGCTGACCAATGCGATCTACACCGCATTGCTGGACAGCCGCGACATGTCGGTGGCGGAGTTGGACGATCTGGCGAACAAGATCTCGCGGCTGGCTTGGAACAGGGGGCGGAAATGAGAGACTTCTGGGATAACATCGTGCCGCTGGCGGGCATCGCCTGCCTTGCGTTCTTCATCTACGGGCTGGGTCAGGTGATCTTCGATGAGACGGAGAAAAGTCAGGTGCGCTACGAACAGTGCATCGCCGCCGACAAGCAGTGGGTGCAGGGGAGTTGTGTGAAATGACCGGGCTTCACCCAGACTACGGCCTGACGGACCAGCTTCGCGTTGAGGCCCTGCGCTCTGCCGCGCGCTTCGGAGTAAAGAAGGCTGCGGCTCTTTATAGCGTGTCGCCAGCCAGCCTGTACAAGTGGCGCAAGGTGCCAGCACTGATGAAGCCCT